TCGGTGAGTCATTATTTTTTCTAGCATCTACATTGATCTTTCTTCTATCATTAGCTATTTTCTGTTTTTCTAAATTTTCTTGAGCCATATTAGATCTAACTTCCTCTTCTTGGTCTTTACTTTTAACTTGAATTTCTTTTTCTTTAGTTTCAGCAGTTTGTTCTATTTTTCTAATATCTATATCAGTATTGTCAGATGCATCTGCAGAAATTAATGCTTTTTCAATCTCAACTTGTCTGTCTCTTTCTTTATTCATATTCTCATTCTCCATTTTCTGCTGTTCCATTTGCATTGCTTGTTCTTGCATTTGTTGTTGAGCTTGTTGCTGTTGTTGAGCTAATTGTTCCATATGATCTTCAGCTTTCTTAATTTTATCTTTAATTTTAATAAAGCTTTCAGCATCAATTGCTTCCGCAACAATAGATGCAGGGGTACCATTTTGAATCATAGATTGCGCTAAGGATTCTATTTTCAATTTCTTATCTAGATCCATTCCAGCATCAGAAACAAATACTCCATAGTTACTTTCTAAATGGCTAGTAGGATCCATAGATAAAAATTCAGGTGTACCATCAGGCATTACATACATTGTTTTCTTACCATTAATCCAAGCTTGTTTAGAATAATCTATCATAGCTTGAAGATCTCTTTGTTCTAATCTACCAAATTTTCTAAATAAATCTTCAGTAATATGAGATGACTGCATAATAGCTTGTTGTGATGTAGCCTTTCCTTCATACTGCCCAACTTCACCTTGACGTTGTCTATTAACTCCAGATATTCTTTCCCATTCTAATACAATGGATTCTAATAGAACTATATATTGTTCAATAGTTTTAATAGACATATCTAAAACAGATTGATGTTGAGGTGATAAAGTAATTCCTTCTTTATTATAATCTACCCAAGCAATACCTGTAGCATCTACATAGTACATAAACTTATCCATATCCCATTTTTTAGGGATCATATTAATATCAAACTGTGCAATTATATCTTTAGATTTAGCAATAGCCACTTCTAATCGATATTTAAATATATTATAATTTAATTGGTAGGGGATACCCAAAGAGACTAATGAAATATTTTTGGAATTATAGTCAGAATAACGTCTTCCATTAATAGGGAGTTTGCATTTAGAGGGGTTATCCATTGAGTCTCTTTGATTAGGTATCGGGCGTAATTGAAGATACATCTCGTTACCTCCAGTATCCCCACCATTTTTAGTACCTTCCCAAACTTCGTTGAGCCATTTCCATTCAAGAACAGCTCCAATTTCTTTTAATTCTGGAGGCATTTTAAATCCATCTTCTACCATCATTTCTTCCAACTCTCCAGTCATAGGGTCTAAAAAAGTTAAAAACCCAAGTTTTTTTCTAGATTTCCAATATACAGTAATAACTTCTATTAATCTAGTTTCATTTCCATTTGGATTTTGAGTTCTCTCACTAATGTATAATTGATTATCTTGATACATTATTGGATCTTCTAATCTTGCTACTTGTTCTGGAGTAAGTTCATCATGAAAATGATCTATAATAGCTGAAGCATGAGCATACTTTCTAATCGCTGCCCACTCACCATCCTCTACAAATTCTAAATCTGGATCAAGATCATAGTCAACATCCATAGGATTTAATATTTCATAAAAAGGTTCATCATTTCTTACACCTCTGTGGGTATATACTTCTCCAGTAACTAAAAAATGAAACCATCCTTTATTAAATTTATCACTTATTTCTTGTTCTTGTAAAATATAATTAAGAGAACTTTGTCCTTTATTCGCTCTTATGTCTACATAACTTTGATCAAATTCTTTAACGATATGTTCAGGTAAGGGAATTTCTTCAGGGGGAGGAACATCTACACCTTGCATTTGTCCTTGCGCTTGCATTTTTACTATAAACTTTTGATGCAACACTTGCATGATTTGTTGTTTTTTCTCTTCTTCCCTAATATCTACAGAGTCAGAATTGGTAACAATAACAGAATAGTTTAGAGGTCTTTTAGATTTTTCTCCTAATAATAAATCTACTACAGGTTTTATAATTGGATAGTTTCTAAGTTTAGAAGGAAAATTACTTCTTGACTTACCATAAGGTTTTAAGACATAATTGTAATCAATTTTATCTATATGACCATTATAAAAATCGTATAATTTTTTAATTTCTGATCTTCTACCACTTATATTATAAGCATACTTATCCTTTAAATCTATAAAAGCTTTAACGCAGTTTTCTGCCCACTTTGTAGTTTTTTTAGATGCGGATATTTTTTGCTTAGGAATTCCGTTATTTTCCATATTCTGACTTTAACAAACAAATATACGAAATTATTTTAAGTAAGTGCATAGTTTAATATATTTTATTTTTTTGTTTAATAATATAACACTTATAAATAATTACACATATCATATAAACTGTATTTTAGTGTTAATTCTTTTCCTTGTTCTATTTTATTTAAGGTCTTCAATTGCTTATAATCATCATTTTCATCATCAATTAATTCACAATTAGGAATATCTGAATGATTTACAAATCCTCCTAAAGGAGTTCTAATATAATCATGTTGAAAATTAGGATCATATACATGTGTTATTCCAATAACTACTTCTGCAGGAATATCTTCTTGTGCTATTATACCTGCTCCATGAATCTCTGAAGGACCTATTGAAAGATATTCTGGAAGAGGACTGTAAGGTTTCTTTTTAATTTCTTTTGTCATTTTAATAATTTTGATCAAACCATTTATCTGTAGCTCTATCTTCTAGTATTGTTTTAACTTCTGAATTATACAATTCTCTTGTATGATACATCCCAATCATTAACGCCATTACCCTATCAAAGTTTCCCTTTTGATTAAATTTCATAAGTTCAGTTAGTAGTGCTGTATCATATATTCTATTTAAATTTAATACAGTATGTCCGTCAGCATCTGTATGTCTGGGAGTCATTAGCCAATCTCTAATATATAGTTCTCCTTGTCTTTTTCTTGCTTCAGTCATATGCATACCATATTGTCTCCTTACTTTTCTAGATTGTAATTCTCTTTTATCTAACATTTCAAATTCTTCTTGAAGTTTATGCATCTTTCTATATCTTTTTGCGTAAGGTATAATCTCCCCACGATCATTCTCAAATCCTATTCTAGCTCCATAGTATTCAGCAAGCATAAATAAATTTCTATTATACTCATCACTAGTAGCAGGTCTTCCTACATAAGATGCTACTATAAGATCATCCGGTTGAGATATATTATTGGGCCGTTTAATTACATAAGCAGCTCCTAAAGATGTAGAGTCTGCTGATTGATTTTGACCATAAGGGTCATGGCATACTACATATAAATTTCTTGGAACTTGACCTTCCTCATTTTTAAAAGGAGATTCGTATATAACAATACATCCTGAATTATCATCATCTTTTTTATGAGGGAATTTTAATACAGCACTTATATTAGGATTAGGTTTAAATTTAATTTCATTTTCTTTTCCATAATAAAATTCTCCTGTAGTCCCCATATCATATAAATCATTTACCCTTACTCTATTGTATTGCTCTTTTAATGAGGCAACATCAAATAAATTAGCACTAACTTGCAATGTAGCTTCAGCAGGACTATAAGGATGTTCAGCTATATATTGATCTAAAGCTTTTGGATCTGTACTTTGTTTCTTTTTAATTCTTTGGCTATTTTCAAATTCCTGAGCTTGATTGGCATTTGAATTTCCATCTGTATCTATAAATCCATCTAAGTTTTCATAAATAGGAATGAAGTATCCACAAGTAGTTCCTATTGCTCCCTCATCCCATACATTTTTATAACCTATACAATCATATGCTTCAGGATTATAAAAAATTTCTTCCATAGCTTCAAAGTCTGCTCCTTCAGTTCCTCCTGTACCAAACGCTACCATAGTACCTAATGTTTTAGACCCCTGTCTCATTGTTGGCATTGTTACCTCCCAAGCTTTTAATAGCCCAGGAAAAGAACCAGCTTCCTCAAAGAAGATAAGTTCTCCTGCTTTACCCCTTACTTTATCCGGGGCATCTTTAAGACTTACTCCTATAATTTGAGACTTCATACCTAATTCTACATCAGCCCCATTAACATTTCTCTTATACCCAGACATTTTACTCATCTCTCTATCTCTAATTCTTGGTTGTGTCCAAGCAGTATTATCATCTATAAAAGATAAGAACTCCCATGCTTTAGATAA